CGTATGAGTGGTATGCCTGGTCCTATGAAAGATGAGAACGGTAAACCTACACGCAAAGCAGCGTCTTTGAAACGGTGGAAATGTGCCTAGTACATCAGTTAAACAGAAAAAATTTATGGCAGCTGCCTCTCACAACCCAAGCTTTGCAAAGAAAGCGGGTATACCAGTTAGCGTAGCTAAAGAGTTTAATCAAGCCGACAAAGGCAAAAAATTTAAAGAAGGTGGCAATGTGGCTAATCTAAAAAAGATGTTTAAAGGTAAAGAGACCTATAGCGAAGAGCTTAAAGAAGGCAAAGCTATTAAGTCCGGCAAACTTACTCCTCAGCAATATGCTAAAGGTGAAAAGATGGAAGACTCTAAAAAGATGAAAGATGGCGGTAAGTGCATGGCTAAAGGCGGTGTTACTCGTGGTGACGGCTGTGTAACTAAAGGCCATACTAAAGGTAAGATGATGGCTATGGGCGGTTCTTGCTATGCTAAAGGCGGTGTTACTCGTGCAGACGGTGTCGCATCTAAAGGTCACACTAAAGGTACAATGGTCTAGGGGATTGTCATGGCAAAAGTAAAACGCTTTGGTCAAGGTGGTAGCAGTTCAGACCCTAAACGCTATATTAAGCGTGGCCCTAATGGCGCACAACCTGCGTCAAAACCGCCTGTATATCAAAAAGAAGTAGCCGTTAGAAAAACAAGTGAAGTTTCATCTCCTAATAGTAAAGGCGTAGCTAGTTCAGCTAAGTCAACTTCTATCCGTCCTAAAGTATACGAAGGTGAATTAAACGGCGGCGAATTAGCAAAAAGAACCAAATCGTCTGGTAGTATTGGTCGAGATGCGATTGAGGGTGAACGCGTAGTTTCTAATAGAGGGCCTAGTTCAGCTAGTTCTACTAGTGGTAAAAATGTATCTTCGCCATCATCTTCATCTTCATCAAGCCGTGCAGTATCACCTAAAGTATACGAAGGTGAAGTATCTGGCTCAGTACCTAAAAGTGCATCAGGTAAATCGTCTGGTAACGTGTATGAAGGTGAACGTGTGTCTAAGCCTATTACTAGAGCAGGGAGTGCATCTGAAGGTGCAGCGAGTAGATTGTCAAATGCTGTATCTAAAGGATTATCTTCAGCTACTAGTGGGTCTAGAGCTTTAAGTGCATTGAGTAAAGCTGCTCCTATTGTAGGTCGTGGAGCGGCTGGGTTAGCTGCAACACCTGTACAAATTGCTGCTGGGGCATTGATGCCTAGTGATTTAGAAAAAGATGAAACGCCTTATAAAGGGTCTAAAGATTCTTACACAGCTACAAGCGCAAAAGATAGAGCTGCTGAGTTAATGGGTCAACCTAAAGCAAAAGCATCAACCCCTGATGTAGAAATTAAAGCGTCTGTATCAAAAACACCAGCAGCAAGCAAACCTGCTTTAAAATCGGGTATTAGTAAACCTAAAGGTCCTACTGAAGGTGACCGTGCTAGAGCGGCGTTAAAAGAGTTTAGAGATTGGAATGCTTCTCGTGCGCCGTTAGATTCAGACGCTACTACAGCAGAAGACATGAATACTCAAGGTAAGCTTGATGCTGTTGAAAATGTAGAAGGTATGAAAAAAGGCGGCATGACTAAACGTCCACCTAAACCTGCTAAGAAAGTACCGGCTAGAAAGTTTGCATCGGGTGGTAGTACATCACGTACATCGGCTTCTAAACGTGGTGATGGTTGTGCAACTAAAGGTCATACAAAGGGTAAATACCTATGAGACCCTGCAGAGGTATGGGGGCAGTTAATCCTAAAAAACTCCCTGGACGAAAAGGTAAAAAGAAATGACAACATCGGGTACAGCAAACTTTAACCTTGATTTAGGTGACCTCGTAGAGGAGGCGTTTGAGCGCTGCGGACAAGAGCTTCGCAGCGGTTACGATATGCGCACAGCTAGACGTTCTCTAAACTTACTCTTAGTAGAGTTTGCAAACAGGGGTATTAATTTATGGACAATTGAACAGTGTGCTGTACCCATTTCGCTTATACCGGGTCAAATTGCTTATGACCTACCTATAGACACTGTTGATTTACTTGACCATGTAGTACGTACAGGCACAGGGCAAAACCAAGTAGATATTAATATTTCTCGTATCTCTGAATCGACTTACTCTACAATCCCTAATAAGAATGCACGGGGCAGACCGATTCAAGTATGGATTAACCGCCGCACAGGAGCAACTTACCCTGACGGTGCAACTACAGTTACTAAAGCTCCACAGATTAATATATGGCCTACACCAGACCAAGGCACAGCCGAAGCACCTTATTATTACTTTGTCTACTGGCGACTACGCAGGATGCAAGATGCTGGAAATGCAGTAAACACACAAGATATCCCGTTCCGTTTATTGAATGCGATGGTAGCAGGATTAGCTTTTTATCTTAGTATGAAGCTTGCTGGCGTAGACCCTACGCGTATCCAAATGCTTAAAGGGGAGTATGAGCAACAGTTAGACTTGGCACTCTCAGAAGACAGAGAGAAAGCGAGTAATCGGTTTGTTCCACGGATTATGCACGTTTAGATATGCCTATAAAAGACCCTGAAGCGCGGAAAGCATACCAAAAAGAGTATGCTCAACGTAATAAAAATAAAGCGCGAGAGAGAGTTAAAGAGTGGCGTGAGGCTAACCCGGAAGCTCTAGCTGAACAACGTGCTCGATATAATGCAAAATATCCAGAGAAAGCGCTTGAAAGAACGCTTAAATGGAAATGGAAGAATATAGACAAGGTACGAGCTAAAGATAGAGAAAACCAAGCAGCGTATAGAAGGGATAATAAGGAGAAAGTAGTAGTTTCTAAACGTAAGTATGCTATAAACAATAAAGGGGTTATTAATGCGGCAGTTGCTAAAAGAGAAGCTGCTAAAAAACAAAGAACGCCTAAATGGTTATCTTCTATTGACTTATGGATGATACAAGAGATATATACGTTGGCATCTTTACGGTCTAAATGTATTGGTATATCTTGGCATGTAGACCATATAATACCTCTACAAGGTGAGAATGTTTCTGGGCTGCACATACCCGCAAACTTACAAGTAATCCCTGCTATAGAAAACATCAAAAAAAGTAATATCTATGAGGTAGGATATGTCAGTTAAATACTCTTCAGGTAAGTGGAGTCATGCGTTTTGCGATAGGTGCTCTCAAAGGTTTCAGTTAAAAGACCTGAAGAAATTAACTATTAAGACTAAAGTAACTAATATACTTGTCTGTAAGAGTTGTTGGGACCCAGACCACCCGCAACTGCTGATAGGGATGTTTCCAATTTATGACCCTCAGGCGTTGCGTAACCCGCGCCCTGATACAAGTTATTATCAATCGGGCTTAAATACGTTACAATACCCAGAAGACGGAAGTCGTGTATTTCAGTGGGGTTGGGCACCAGTTGGTGGCGCTTCACAGTTTGATGCAGTACTTACACCTAATTACCTTGTTGCCATCGCGTCTGTTGGCACTGTTACAATCACAACTTAGAGAACTACCATGACAGGCAAAATTAAAACAGAACCTACTCCTAAAGTAGCAGGCTATCCACAGACAGGCATTAAAACGTCTGGTGTTAAAACTCGTGGAAACGGCGCTGCAACGAAAGGTAAAATCGCACGCGGACCGATGGCATAAGCTATGACTTACGCAGAACTGGCAGCAGCAATTCAAGACTATGTAGAGAATACGTTTTCCACAACGCAGATTGATGTCTTTATTAAAGAGGCGGAGCAGCGTATTTACAATTCAATACAGCTTCCAGACTTGCGTAAAAACGTCACGGGTGTAGTTACTCTGCACAATAAATATCTGCAATGTCCGGGTGATTTTTTGTCAGCGTATTCTATTGCGGTTATTGACCCTACATCCGGTGAGTACACCTACCTTTTAAACAAAGACGTTAATTTTATCCGCGAAGCTTACCCAAGTCCAACAAGTTATGGGACGCCTAAGTATTATGCTATCTTTGGACCGCAGTCTAATGATATAAACGAGCTTACATTTATCTTAGGACCTACACCTGATGTGCAGTATGAAACAGAGCTTCACTACTTCTACTATCCGCCTTCTATTACAAGTGAAGAGTCTGGTGGTAATACATGGCTAGGTGAAAACTTTGATTCCGCGTTGCTGTATGGCTCTATATTAGAAGCGTACACGTTCCTTAAAGGGGACGTCGAGATTATGACAACTTATCGTCAACGCTACGAAGAAGCTATGAACTTACTCAATACATTAGCTACGGGCAAAGACAGAGGCGATGCGTACCGTAACGGTCAATTTT